AAAGTTTGATGTCTTGCCTTGGTTTATTCGCCTCGCTGCTGGAACGTTGACCCTGCGGACTCTGTGGAGCCCTTTGCCAAAGTCAGGCAAGTGAGCCTGAAAGGTTCCCTTGAAGGCAGGGTCTTTTGTCATAGACGATCTTTCAAGCGACATTAGGGGGAGAATGAACTTTCCCTTTCTGTCTCGGATGTCTTGGTCGTCTCTATTCTTTACTTGGTGTGAGCGTTCTGCTGCGACCCAAAGAACAGGAACACGGACATTGCCTTTGTTTGTTTCTGTTTGCAGGGCCAGTTCATCTTTTATGAAGTTGAAGATCGCTGTGTCGATGTTCTCAATAGTGGAGGGCATAAACGGGATCTCTTTTAGGTTCCCGTTTGCTCCTTCTATTCCTGTGTGGTCGTATTTAGGTGCCATCGAATAGATCCTCTCGTGCCCTGAGACACTTGGCTGAAATCTCTAATAGGTGGTCGATCTGACCGTAGAGTTGTTTTGGTTCTTCAAGTGTGACGATTTCATAATAGAGATCGCCATAAAGAACAAAGTCGCCTTCCCTGACAAAAAGGTCTTGGTCCTCAGTCAAGCGTCTCTTGTGAAAATGAACAATAATAGAAGCAGTTCTGTCGATTCCAATGTTTTGCTGGTAAACTGTCTTTGTGCCTTCCCACTCGACAAGGGCATGAACCCTTACAGGAGGAAGAAAGTTCTTTCTTATTGCCTCGCCATAGATCGGGTGGTAATTAGTGGTCTTGTCATCTATTGGGTAGTAAACAACGGTTTGGCCGATGACCCTTTCAATAAGTTCGTCATTGACTTGCTTTACAAGATCTCGCTCCTTCTTTCCTGTGAAAAGAGGAGGAGGCGGGGCGTCTGGTTGTGTCCACTTGTTTTGTGCCATTTAGTTACCCCTGGAAGATCATCATTGGAATGTTAGAGTTTACCTTGTCAATAGCAGCAATAAGTTCAGAGTCCTGCTGCGCAAGTGCCTTGTAAGTCATCTCGTCCAAGATCTTCACAAGTTCTTCCTTCAAAGCAGTTTGCTCGTCCTTTGCTTGACTTAAGAGATCGCTGGAGTTAAGGGTTACACTGTCGCCAGGAATCGGAATGTTGCCACTGAACTTGCCTCGGATCTGACCCAGCATCTCCTTACAAAGAGCAAGGGCATAGCGACGAATCCAATGCTTACCAATAGCGTTGATGTTTTGGTAAGGAATGTTGTCAAACGGCAAAGAGTTCATGTTGTTGATGCCATCTGTGCCGTTCTTGCGATCCGAGTCCTCTGTCCATGGATCTTGATCAATAGTGAACTGGACCCACATGTGAGTTACAAAACCCTCTGGGATCGGAGTGATCCTCAACTTGTTATTGAACAACTCAAAAGAGTAATGTGAAAGCCTGGTCCAAAGATGGTCTTCGTAAGCCATGGCCTGAAGTTTGTTCTGCCAAGCAGGAATGATCTCGAATGTTGTGTCATCCGAGTATTGACCGTAGTAGTTCAAGTTGCCGACAACATTTAGGCCACCATAGTAACCATAGAACCTCCACATAGAACCTGGGGTCTTGTAGAAGACCCTGTGGATTTTGACCTTCTTGTTGCCGACCAAGTTGGCATAAGGGACAGCGCCACCAGTTGCTGGCTCAACGTTGTCCGTTGCAGACCTTGAAATAATGCTTTGTAGGTCGTAGTCTTGGACGCCGGCTGTTAAGGCGAAAGAAGCAGAATAGAAAGTGTTGTTTCCGCCAACGCCTGCTTCCTCGGAGAAGCCTTCTCCAACACGGCGAGCATAGCCAACCTTGAAGGTTGGGTATTTTAGGTTTACAGCAGAGCCAGAAGCATCGCCCCCGGTCATCTGTCCATCATGGTCGAATGTTCCTGTTGCAAAGCCCAAAAGACTTCCAAGGACATTCTTGGCCTGATGCTTGTTGATGTGGTAAGTGTACTCTAAGACTGCCTCTTCATAAGCAGCATAGACATTGCCGACCGTAAGTTCGATGTCAAGGACATCACCACCCAACTTCTTGTAAGTGTAGGCAACCTGATCGGCAGCACCTGAAATAAAGTTTGTGTCATAAAGAGGCGATGTCGTTTCGACATAAAGCCCAAAAGGGTAATGTGTAGTTAAACCTGCCCCGTTACCGGTAGTCGCTGTGCTTCCGGTCGAAGTTAGAATAACCTTGCTAGTCTGACTGACTGGTGTTAGGGTAGGCTTTGCCATTCAATAGTTCCCCCTTAGTCTTCTTTGGTTGTCTTCTTGCGAGTTGTTTTGCGGCGCCTGGTTGGCTTTTTAACGGGCTCTGGCTCTGGGACGACCTCTGCCACCTCTTCTGCCTCAACAGCGTCTAGGAGGGGCGTCTCGCTCTCCACAACGGGTGCTGGGGCTGGTGCCTCAACAACTGGAGCGACGACGGGCTTTGGAGCCTGTGCGGCCTGGCGTGCAGCGCGGGCCTTTGCCTTTAGCGCCTTTCTCTTACGAATATTCATTACGAATCTCCTTTACTATAAATAGTTCTTCTCAAAACAAAAAGCCCTCGCCATCCGAAGACGGCGAGGGCGTAATGCCTGTAAGGGGCTAACTAACTATCAGCTACCGGACTCACCAAGGAGACCGCGACAGATGACAAGACCGTACATGTCAGGACGGACCATCTTCTTCGCGTAGCGAGTCATGACACCCTTACGTGGGATGAAGTCCTCGGTACCGAAGATGGTCGGCGTGACCTGTAGTGGGACGTATGGAGCGTAAACGTAGCCGCTCTCAAGGAAGCCACTGCCCTTGCGACCGACGAGAACGACGTTGCGTGGGAAGTAAGGATCGACGTAAACGTCGAACTTCTTGGAGAGTGAACCAACGTTGACAGCACCAACGGTGCCGGTGTCAGCATCAGCCGTGACGGAAGCACGGAAGCCGCTGGTGAACTCAAGGATGTTGGCAACTTCAGGTGAGGTCACGATGAAGTTGGCACCACCACGGAGAGTCTTGCGGTGGATCTGAGCGGAGACATCGTTGATCGTCTCAATGAGCGTCTCGTACCACTCGGACACAGTGCCCGTGAAGTCAGGGGCGGACGTGCCGGCTCCAACCTCAACACCAGTGGTGCGGTCCACGAAGAGACCCGGTGAACGGCTCCAGTAGTACTTGCCAGCCGTAGCGCCAGCGAGAAGATCGTTGAGAATCTCACGATCAATCTCAAGAGCAATCTGCTCGGAGAGGATGCTGGTTAGCTCAACCTCAGCGTCGAGGTTGTGGTAGGCGTTGAGATCCTGACCAAGCTCTGGGGACCACTTGGCCTTGAGCTTACGGGTTGTTGCTGTAACAGCGATGGAGTCAACCTTGATGTCGATCTCTGGGATCTCGTTCTTGCTGGTGTCGGAACCAAAGTTACCAGTTCCCATCTGTGGCTCTTCAAGACCCCAAGTATCATCACCGATAACGGAACCAATGGCACCACCGGCCTGGAAGTCGTCAACAATCGGCCACTCTGCACCGTCCACAGCCGTGATGGCAACACCTGCTTCACGCTGTGCTAGAGCCGTACTGCCTGTGACTGTAGCAATAAAAAGAAGCTTTGTGCTATCAGTTGGGTCAATCTGAGTTAAACGACGAACTTGCGTGGCGTCGTTCGTAAGAACAGTGCCGCCGTCAGTCAGCTTAATATCCACAAGCATATCACGGTTTAATTGCGGATAGCTTGAGATAGCAATTGTTCCAGCAGCGAAAGAAGAGCCACTTGCAAGATCCGGGTCAAAACGAAGCAAACGAGTTAACTCATAAGCATCGGTAGAATCACCAGCGAAAGTCGGAACACCGCCATCACCAATGGTTCCCGAGGCAACAAGAGTAAGGGTCTTGCCAGTGGTAGCAGAAGCAGTCGGAGCGGAGTAGCCAGACTGAAGGTTGTAGAGACCACCGCCTTCCTCGGTAATGTCGGAGACACCACCAGTTAGCTCGGAACCGACAACGCCACCACCGTAGATGGACTCAGGTGTCGTACCGCCGGTGAAGCCAAGACGGCTCTCCTCGTAAGTGAAGTCGAGGAAGAAGATGAGACCTGATGGAAGGCTCATTGGCTGGACGCTGACGATATCGTTGGCCAAGAGACCACCGAAAACGCGGCGAACAAGCGGGAAAGCGACTGAGGCAAAGCCCT